TTTAATTTACGTTGAGCTGCCTGTTCCTTCTCAATCTCATTTAGACGTTTCTGAACATCTATAGTTGTTCTACGTGTTTCATTTAATACTTTCCAAGAATCTTTAAGACCTTTTAATGCTACAGTCTCTTTAGTATAAGCATCAGCTTGCTTTTCAACAACTAACTTGTTAACAGCACCCTTTTTATTATGTTCAAGTATAACTTTAGTTAATTGCTCATGTTGTTTAACAACTCTTTCTAATGATTTTTCAAGATTTTCAATAACTTGCTGGCCATGAATGCCATAACTAATTGTTTGTTTTGTATCTCCCATAATTTACTCCATTGTAAGTAACAGTTCCCTTGACATTTACAGTTCCTGTATTAGTTAATTAAAAAATCAGTTACATGTGGTAAATCATCACTATGCTGATCTAAATATCTTTTCATAGCCTCAGTTCCTTTTGCTACTGCATACCAAGGAGCACTTGCAACTCTAGGATGTGACTCAGATTCTAAAAATCCCCAATGTTCAACATTAGTGTACCAACTAAAAGTATATAAATATGGACCATATTGATTTCTATTTATGATAATAAAATCTTTTATATTTGATCCTTGTTTACCAAGTAATGGTCCTAAGGCAAGTCTTCTAGTTGCCCAAGGAGTTGTTATTTGGGGATTTATAGGCACAACTACATTTACTACTTTTGCTAATGGAAGTAAAGATGATCTAGCCATTCCTGTTTGTACAGGTACATGTGGATATGTATTCAAAACAAATTCTTTTATAGCACCAACAAAAAGTTTTAATACTTTAGCATCTAAAGATTTACGAAACTTTTTCAAATCCAATTTAATTTTATGGAATTTTACCTTTGTATAAAGCATCATCTACATCCTCATGTTGACGTACCTGATCATAAGCAATCAAAAGTGTTTGATTCCATATATCCATATCATCCCAAGATTTTGAAATCCCAGATGGAAGTATATTGAATCGTTCACATGCACGCCATTCAGCATACAAGTGAGTACGACCCTTTGGACATATTAACTTTCCACCTTTTGCTGCTGCGAAAGAAAAAAACGATTACGAGCTTCTTTCATTTTTTCTTCATCCATTGAATTAGCAATCATAATACCTTCAATGATCATATTTATCTCAGATTGTGTAAATCCTGAAGTTCTCAATTCTTTATTAAAAGAATCCCAAGTTTCAGGATTATTTGGATCTACAATGTCCCATTCAAGACCTTCAGTATCCTCAAGAGCAGTTATTAACATCCAATTCATTCGACGCTTTTGGTACGTCTCTAATTTATCACGATATTTTACATCAGTTAAATCTTTTGTTGATGTACCCTCACGACGATTTACTACAAAAGGAGGATCAGGTTCCTTACATAGTTCATCAAAACGATCATAATTAAGAACTGCTTTTGCAGTAAAAACAATAGCAGAATCTTCTCCTCTAGGGATAACAATAGTCTGAGGTCTTGGACCCTCTATGGTCTTACCAAAAAATTTCATTTTTTGCTCCTGTTAGATTTCGGTCTGTAGCAGTCTGGGCAGTAACCCTTCATTCCAGCAGGTGGAATACTTCTATTCAATCTTTGTCCTATGTCTTTACACACCTGCTTACAGTTTATACATCTGCCTTTACTATCAACTTCTTTACAATGTTCAAGACATCTCATAATTAAATCTTACCAAGTAACAAGTAAAGTAACAAGAAAGGTAACAAATAAAGTAACAAATAATGTAACAAGCAAGGTAACAAGCAAGGTAACAAGCAAGGTAACAAGCAAGGTAACTGTTCCTTTACCTGATAAAGTAACTGTTCCTTTACCTGATAAAGTAACTGTTCCTTTGCCTGAATAAATAACTGTTCCTTTGCCTGATAAAGTAACTGTTCCTTTGCCTGATAAAGTAATTGTTTCTTTGCCTAAAACTGTTTCCTTTTATGTTACAGTCGGATGTACCTCATTACTCTTACCTGAACATGAAACTTGACCAGTTGTAGCATCACAGTCCATAGATTCCCAACGAAATGCTGTAAATTTATATGTGCGTTGTTGTCCACCACAAGCTGGAGCAATATCAAATGTCAAATCAACAGCATAAGGTTCACATTCATCATCACCAGTAGATACCCAAGCAGCAGCATCATTTATACCCATAATAGCATCTTCAAAAAATACACCAGATGTTTTTTCAAGATCCCAAACAAACTCAAATGATACTTCACAAGGAGATTCATCACCTTCACGAACACTATCAATAATATTTCCATTTGCATCTTTGATTCTTCCTCTATCTAATTTATATTCTATGGCACGTTTTTGACTAAATGTAAGATTTCCTTCGCCAATAGAAACGACAACTGAATTAGTAGTATCAGATACCGTTAAAGTGGCGTCTCGCAAGTCAACTTGCATGATTTTATCCTTTTAGGAGCATGGAGTAAGGAGCTTCTAATGTCGCATTGAAAATACGATCATTATTTGCAGCACCGTGATAAGTAAGATCAACTGTTTCCATTAAACGAAGACATCCAAGAATGTCAATTTCAATGTCAGTAAATAAAGCTTGAAAATAACCTGCCATTTTATGTAATTCATAAGCATCAGTTTTATTCGCTACTGCTGATAATAATATATTGATTATAACATCTAACCTATAAATATTATTTAACTTAGTAACATTTGGTCCAAGTATACGAAATTCCGCCCAAAGTTTCCATGCTGAGGTATCCGTTTCATCCTCTTCTATTTTATAATTATAAATGTCATTATCAAAATGAGAAGCACAAGCTGCCATTACTTGTTTAGGCCAATCTTCTCTTGCCATGATTATACCTCCACAACTGTAGTTGCTGTGGATAAAGAAGATGTAATTGATTCTTCAAATACTTGATATGGACTTTCATCTTGAGCATTACGAATATGAAAAACATAACCATTATCATTACCATATAATTCCCACCAATCAATTATATTAAATCGTTCTGTGTTAATAACAAAATAATCATTTTTATCTATTGATGTAATTTCATCTGTGATAAGAAAATCATCACCTGAAAGATATTTAAGATTTTTAGTTCCTACAAATTCATCCTGCATATATGTAGGTACTATAATGGCTCGTTGTAGTTTTGTCCTGGTTCTTGTAATAGTTTTTTGACCTGTTTCAAGATCTATAGCCCCAACAGTTACAGAATAAAAATCAGCACGTGTGCCCAATGTACGTTTCATTTTATATAATAATTGTTGAAAAATTTTCATAATTGTACTACTTCTAATTGATAGCCAGAGCCATCAACTCCCTCTAGTGTTGCCATTGCTGAGTTAATAGCAGTATATGAATTAACACCAAAAGCACAATGATCTACATATGAATAACTTAACGGTGCTTGAAAATGAACTCCTAATAAAACTAATTCGTTATTTATAAGCATGAAAGATGGTGAGCCACTGTCTCCTTGTAATAAAGATTCCCAATATGCTGCTCTATTTGTAAAATAATATTCACACTTATAAACACCTAAAATAGCATCAACATGAGGCTTAGTTGTATCACTTGTACCACCTATATATCCTATTGCCGCTTTCCGTTCCCTATCCATGTATAATGTAGGCTTACCAGTTATATTTTGTTTTAACCAAAAATAACTTGGATCCCATGTAGTTTCATTAAAAGTAAATAAATCATTATAATCAGAAGGTAAAGTTTTATAATAACATATATCTGATGGAACATCTTCTGTCAAATAAGCAATACGGAATCCATATTGACTAGCATATAATCTTACGAATGCATAACTTTGAACTGTTGCCTCGTAAACTGAACCATCAGCACGTATAAAATATATTATATGACCTACTTCTATGCCACAATGTTTTGCAGTAATTACATGTCTAGGACTTATTAAGGTTGCTAAATACCAATGAGAAGCTGGATTAGGAGGAACAGCAGGTCTACACCATGATCCCATTCCTGTAAAATTTAATCCATATGCCCAACAATTAGTGTTCCATTCAAAGCCACCTATAGGTACATGATCTTCCCAAGGTTCATCTCTAACAGGTGCAAAATTAGTAAGAGTTGGAAGAATTGGAACAGAAGATATACGATCACTTATTTGATTTTGAATATCTAAATCTAATTCTTCTAAATATGATGGACCTTGAATATTTCTGATATGGAAAACATAACCATCATTATTTAATTTCCACCAATCAATTATACTATAACGTCTTTCTTTAATTACAAAATAATCATTTTTATCTATTGATGAAATTTCATCTGTAATAAGAAATCTATCACCTGCAACATAATTGATATTTTTTGGTATTGCAATCTTTTTAATAACTCGAACTGGAACAATAACAACTTTATGTAATTTAATTCTAGTTTTAATTAAATTTCTTTCACCTGTTTCAAGATTTAAAGCTGTAACTTCAACAGAATAAAAATAAGCCTTAACGCCTAATACACTTTTCATGCCATATAATAATTTATTAAAGATTCTCATGATTATGGTGCCGGTGGTAGATGTCCAATTATCAAAATATCATATAAAGCCTTATCAACAGCGTCATTATTTAGAATTTTTAATTGATCAGAGCTTGCAACAATAGCAAATCTTGGAGATATAAAAAGTAAGCAATCTGTAGGATGAAGTGTGACAGTATAAGAACCAGCATCAAATATTGGAAATGCATCTGCTACTGCGTTACCAACAGTAATAGAAGCATCTGTTGCTACAGTATGTGTTCCCCATACAAGATGTGAAGTATTAACAATATATATTGCTTTTGGTTGACCAAGAATAACTTGATCACCGAAAGCATCTTCTAAATCAGAAAGAAGAATAGTTTCATCTCCAGATGGAGCTAATACACTTCTATCATGCCATAATAATGTAGCAGTACCTTCATCTTCTGGTGATCCATAAACAAAAGATTTACTAATCTTTTTATTAAGAATATCTTTTATTGTACCTAGATCGTCATTATCACTAGCTTTTGCACGTACACTTACATCAAAATTAAATTTTAGATTATTCATTAGCTTGCTTCTCCAACTAAGATAATATCATATTGTGCTTGATCGGCACCATCATTATTTACAACTTTAATTTCATCAGCTGATCCTGCTCCAACAGTAATCCCAGCAGCAGTGTTACGAGTAAGTACAAAAACATCACCTACTGCTAAAGTGAAAGTTGATGCTGCAGCATCAAGAAACACAAGTGGATTAACAACAGCATTACCAATAGTGATAGTTGCATCAGTAGCAACAGTTTGTGCTGCTGTAACAATATCAGAACTATTAACAACAATAATTGCTCTAAGGATATCAAAAACTAACGCATCACCAAAGGCATCAAGAAGAGAACTATTAGTTAAATCTAATGTTTCATCTGCTGAGGCAACAAGAACTCTTCGATCATGAAACATAAGATCAGCTTTATTAGCTGCACCAGTACCAAAAATGAACTTAAATAATGCTGCAATATCAATTCTATCATTCAAATTTGCTAATTCACCTGTTTTACTAACTTTCCCTTTTAGAGAAACACTAAGATCTAAATTTAGTCCATTCATGGCGTCGTCACCTCACCTAGAAGAACAATGTCATACATAGCCTGATCAACACCATCAGCATTACCAATAACAAGATCATCACCAGTAGTCTCAGTGACAGGCCATCCTGTTGCACTAGGAGCTACAAATAACATACCTGTACCAGCTTCAAGACTTATATATGGAGCATCAGTTGGAATACCAGTTACACCTAATGGACCCAAAAATGTTGCATTAGCTTTTCCAAAATAGATTTCTGCATCAGTAACAGCATGTACTGGACTTGTAGACACAATATCTGATCTATTAAAAATACCGATAACTCTAATAATATCAAAATCTACTTCTTCACCAAATGGATTCTTCAATGTACCATCTGTTAAGTCAAGTACATCTTCAGTTGATAAAGCTAACAATCTTCTATCATGGAATACTTGATTTATAAGATTAACATCAGCTTCACCAAAAGTGAATCGTACCTCCTTCAAAACATCAATAATCTGTTTTGGTGTAGATAGATCCAACGCTTTAGTGATAGCTGCATTTAAGCTAACTATCGTCTTTGCTGTTAGATTTGTAAGGGACATTTGCAATCCTCAAAGTAAAGTTAAAGGCAAGGCAAGGGAACCTTTCAGGTTCCCTTGCCTGGAAACATTAACTGTTCCCTTGCCTATTATCCAAGCATAACACAACCAAGGTCTTCATTCAACCTTTTAGTACCAAACAATCCATCAACAGTAACCAAATGACCTTGCTTACGACCTTCATATGTGATGCAAACACGCATTGACATGCCATTATAACTGGCAACAGCACCAATAGCACCTGTTCCAGTAATAGGCATAGCTAAAGGACGACTAACCAAGGTCAAGGCATTTCTATGGAAACCGAAGTTAAAATCACCAACAGGACCAAGACAACAAGCTTCATCATTTGTGATTGCAAGATCAAGCGGACGATTGAGAGTGATATAGTAACTGGTAGCAGCTACAATTTCCTCAACATCAATAATTGTATATTCATTGACATCAGTATCAGGATCGCCGAAAGCTACAAGCTGACCAATTAGAGGTACAGTCATTGTGCCTCCACCACCATCAATGTAGATTTTCTTACCATATCCAGCAGCATAAGCAGTGACAGTGGCATCAGCAGCAGTATGCTCAGTTAGAGCAACAGCATAATGACCATAAGTAGTAACAGCAGCACCAGAAGCTACTGTACTTCTCAAAGCACGATCAATAGTAATATTAAGTGTTGAAATACCAGCAACTCTTACAGGTTGCAAGTCACCAACACAAACCATGTAATCACCAACAGCCAAATTAGTGGCCGCAGTAAGAGCGACCAATTTAGCACCCTTAGCAGCCTCCGCTGTTGTAGTGGTTGTTAATACCACTGTAGATGTGGCACAAGCAGGTGTATTCAGATCCATGTAATTCTGGAATCCGAACTTTCGACCTAGCTCAGCTTCACGAAGAGCACGGCCACCATCGCCGACACGTTCTGCACTAACAAACAAGTCAGTTTGCATTGCAGCAGCCTCAGATCGAGCAGCCCAAACAAGATTACGTCCAACGAACGGAACCTTATTTTCGTTCATCTTTTGACGAGTCTCAATCATATACTGCTGGACATTCTGACTTGCACCACCAGTGATAGAATTCAATTGTCCAACGGTATTACCGAGGAAATTGACAGCTTCACCAGCAAGACATGCATCAAGAAAATGAGCATTAGCCAACATTGTAGGATACAGATACAAATTAACCAAATCTTTGAATGATTTAGTCATCTCACCGTCACGGATATGGAAAGCTGTATAAATATGCTGATTCAAAATGACTGGAACATCAGTAGCTACAGCATCAGCAGGAACGATTTCATCTTGAAGTCGCTTACGTTGTGCTGTAAATGTACCAGGTTGACGAGTATGAACAGTCTCACCATATTCAGCAATTTCATCACTAAAATCACGATGAACAAGATTACCCATAACCATTTCTTCTTCCAAAATCATCAACGATTCATTAGCCCATAATTCAGGAATTAGAGCTGACAGATCTTGTGTGGCTGAACTTGCCATGTTACTTTCCTATTTTATCCAAGGTTAGACCTTTTTTGCGAGCTTCGATATATTTCTCAGTATTAGTGAGATCAATCTTACCCTCGCCCGTTCCTGGATGCAGGGTATTTGATCCGGTTCCTCCAGTAGTTCCGGCCTGAAAAAGATTACCATGTTCAGGTAATTCTTTCATTTGTTTAATAGCCTCCGGGATCGGAAGATCCAGGATAACAGGCTTGCCATCTTTGTCCACTGATTGGATTTTCGCCTGCGGGATTAAAGCATCATCTACTTCAACTAATCTAGTGCTTGGGCGTAAAATTTGAACTATTTGAGACGGATTGATAACTTTCTCTTTTGTAGCGGCATCCAAAATAGATCTTTCAATTGTTGATTCTGTATAACGACCTTGCCAAATTTTTGCTTTCTCTACAGCATCATCAAGATCTTTTTTATATTTCTTTTCAACAGATGCCTTTTCCTTTGCGGCAATCTCTTCTTTTGTAAGAAGAGTTGATTGCAAATCATCAATTTGAGTTTGAAGTTCCTGGCGTTGATTATCATTCAAAGACTTATTTTTCTTAAAATCTTCAAGTTGAGCAACCAATTTTTCCTGCTCTTCCTTCTGTTTCTTTAATCTATTTCCTAAAATATCATCGACTTGTTTTTGGGTGAACTTTTTATCTGGATCACCAAGTTCCTTGATCTTATCAAGTAACTCTTGATTTTCTTTTTCCAATTCTTCAAGTGTTTTGGGCATTGTTAAGCTCCTGTTACTAATAGGTAACTGAAAGGTTCCCTTGCCTTATGATGGCGTTAATTGACTCGGTACACTCTCATGTTAGAAGGACTTCTAAGATATGGCTTCAAATATGACCAAGCCATTGCTGATACTATTCCATTTGCTAAATGTAAAGGGACAGAATTCTTATTAAATACAACTTTGGCTGGATTAAGAGATGCACTCTCTAATCCTAAAGTTTCCAATTCCATTTCAGGATCACGCCCTTCTAATAAAGCATATGCTATTTCATATGTAGCATACTCAATTACTTCTGGCGTTTCATCATCAGATATATCTCTTGGAAATTCATTTGTTTGTGTATCTTCAGTTTTTGATCCAAGAAAATTTAATCTATCTATATGGGTTGTAGCAGTTTCTAGTGCTCGTGTTTTATTAGCTGTTGCAGCATCATCCCACACTTCATGCTTCATCCGATAGCTGAAATATATATCTGCACTTGCTACTGAACCGTACATTTAAGAATCCTTGATTTTAACATCGATTGTGGGAGGCCAAAGCTTAATTATAGTAATTTGAATGCCATTAGCCATTACTTTTTTACCTATTTCACGATATACACTAGCTGTAACCTTTATATCTTGCATAGCATCATCAACAGTCACTCTTATTCTATTGGTCATTTTTGTATCCATATAGTTACTGTTGTGGCTATAAAAGATGATAATATACTAATTATAAAAATAACAGCACTTATATAACCAATTGTTTTAGATTTCCATTCACTTAAAGATTCAATTTTT